CATTTCTTCTGGTATACCACTGGCTGGGTCTTCCGTTTGAAGAATAGTCATAATATTCAAAAAGATCTTCATCTAAACCATATGTACTCACGTCAGAAAATAGACTAAGTTGTGTTTCTGCTCTAGGGATTCCCAGAAGTGAAGAACTAACTGCCGAGGTTTCGGGAAATTGTTCAATAATTTTCACTGGTTTTGCATATGGTGAGCTATCAACAATAACGCTAGTTGAATTATTTGAACCAACTCCACTAGGCAAGGGTACAATAGAATCAGTAACAATAACATTGCGAGAGGCATCCCTTAAAGGGACACCTCTTATAATGTCATATAGGGGTTGATCTGTTAAGATCAAAGGCGTAGATACTTTATCAAATCCTATCTTTATTTTTGGCATTTTAGGTTACTGTTCCTCCCAAGTTAGACTAGCCGAAATAGAAACTGCTGGCGTCGAGTTATTTATAATGGTAGAAGAACCTACTATATAAAGAGTTTCTAATGAGTCTGTCAGTGGATAAGAAATATATTCCTTGTTATAATCAAAGTAAGATGAAAGGTCAAAGTCTTGAGCGCCCCCCGAAACATAAAAAGAAGATATGTCTACACCCGTTCTTGGAATAGGAGAAGCATTTACAACAGAAACTTCTACCGAACTCAATCTTTCTTTCTCAAAATCACCTTCATTAAATTCAATAGAGTTACCGTTGCTATCAAAGATTCCCTCTTTAAGAAATTTCTGACCAGAAGGTATAATTATATCCGTGTTAAAACTATCAAGTGGGACGAATGAAAGACCATTTGCTTTTTTAGTCAGTGTTCCTAAGACAGTAAAAAGAGAGCTTGAATTACCTTTTAGCGCACGAAAATACCCATAAACAAAATCATCAAATTCTTTTATATAATCTTCATTATCTACACTAACAAATCGTGTTTCGTTTAGATTCATGTCAGATGTTGTTGAGATAGATCCAAAGGTCATTGTTTTTGTTTGGAACAGTGGAGTTTTTAGAAGACTAGCTTTTCCAGACCCAGATCCATTTGTACCTAAACTCAATCTTGTAGGATAAACCTGTACACGATTTCTAACATCTTTTCCATCACTAGATGTTATAAAGTCTTTAGTCTTGATACCATATAATATAGAAGGTCTATCTGTAATAATACCAACAGTAGAAAAACTATTACCTGATAATATTTTGTTTAGATGTAAAGTGTTGGTGTCTTCATCTACCCAAACGACTCGAACGCTTTGATCCTGTGGATTGCCAGTAACAATTTTTGCATTCATATAAAAAGTATTAACATTTGTGTTAGATGATACAATAAATCTAGGATCTGTTGTATCCGTAGCATCAGATGCATCCGATATATCTAAATTATATTTTGATCCTTGAATTTCAGTTGGTTCATCAGAACTGTGATTATACAATCTAACTGTTCCTCTATCACCACCATCAATATAATATGAAGATCCATATTTTACCAAATGTTCAGAATATGAATTATAATTTGATGGTAATCTAGCACTGTTTTCAAGTCCCATTCTTCTTTCAGATCCACCACCATAGACAAGATATGTAATTGGTAATGTTGCATTACCAAGTGATGAAATTTTCAATTGATTAGAGCAACGTAGGTGATGAACTCTTACCCACCTAGCTTCACCATTACTTGCAGGAACATAAGCAAGAAATAGAGCACCTACCGCACCATACCAAGAAAAATCAATCTTGAGCATTGATACTTTAGAAAAGTCAAAGTCCCATAGTGATTGTTGTTCTACACGCACACCGTCTTCAATTACAGGATCACCGGCTCGTTTGTCCAAAACATTATCAGAATATACTGCTTGTCTTTTTTTACCATTTAAGCTATCACCAGAAAATCTGCTACGTGGCACTCTAAACTCATATACAGAATAATATCTTGGATCAACGTTAGCCAGAACCCAGTTATTAAATTTATAGTTAACAGCATCAATTTGAGCTTGCATTGATGCAGAACCTTCTACTGTACTTGTATCAATAGAAGTATCAATAGCCCCCATAGGGTCATCTTCGCTTATATACTGGTATGGAAACATGCCATCATAGTTGGTTGGGCTAGTTTCTGTTAAGAATGGTTCGTCATAATCATCAGGAAATATAAAAGGAACTGGGGTTTCAATCACACTAGAAGTTCCTGAGCTTGTAATAACAACAGGAGCATTATTCATTGGGTCTTCTAGTGTAATCTCATTTGCAGTAAAACCAGCAACAGACGCAATTCTATAAGTCTTCCCACTTACCAAGCCACCCGCATCACCGTGATAGTTGACATATTGACCAGATACAAGTTCACGACCACTAGTTACAACTGTATTAGTATCTGGATAAGCCAAAGAAGATGCCATCTCTTTAGGAAGCAACAAAGAAGGGTCATATACGGCGGCATGAGTCATTATTAAACCATCACGAAGAATTACAGTGTCTCCAAATTGATCAGCAGAACCATAATCAATGATGCCTTGATATTCTTCATCAAAGTTATCAATTGCAATATCAGATAGATCTTTTAATTTTGTTCTTTGAGCTTCACTAAGACTAAACAAGTTTACTACGCTATCAATATCTTTAGTTGTACCATTAGAAAGCTCAACAGTAATACTGGTAGTTGATGTTAGAAACTCTTTCAGTCTCTGATATGCAGTGATTAGCAGTTGTTTACCATCTTCCGACACAGCAGCAGCAGCAATAAGTTCATTATTAGAGTAATTATTTTTTGATGTGTATACTGTTGCTGCATTACCACCGTATTGTGTATCAGAACCAATAGCATTAGCTATAAACTTAATATCTAGTAATGTTTTGTATCTGAATAATTCATACATTTCTTGTGTTTGACCGGCAAATACACCTTCAAAGTCTGCTTCCAAGGATATCAAAAACCCTAGATACTTATCGTATCCAGATATGATTGTGTCAACTTTTGGTCGATCACCCCAGTTGATGTTGGATAGATTAGAAATATTACCAGATGTAAAAAAGTCAATCAGAATTTGTGATAGGCTTGTAATTTTACTAGATGCCTCTGTGTATCCACTGTCGGTCAAGACCAAGTTGATTTCATCTCTTAGCGCCTCTAGAGATGCCACAAAGGCGGCTGGGGTTTCATTCAGTGTTGTGCGGTATGTTGTACTGTTAACGACTGTATGGCCATCACCGCCCCACCTAAGATCATTCAAAAAAGCATCAATAATTAGATGAAAATCTCTTGCATATTTTGGATCTTTGCTTCCAACAACAGTATCAATAATTTCAAATCTCTGTATATTCACTATTTCGCATTCACGTTGATAATAACCAACACGTTCGCGGCCTATGTCTGCTGGCTGGCCAGCAAGGCCATGATCTTCTACTTGTTGACCAGAAGCTGATCCAAATTTCAATGGATTATAACTCATGATGCTTTGAGTTCTGCGAACAACAGCAAACTGATCACCTTGGGAAGTATCACGAGTTTCCCAATAATAACCATCAAATTTGTCAAAAATACCAAATTTTTTGATAGGTGGATTTTTTACTGCATTTCGTTCTGTTATATCTCCAATTAATTTACTTGATTTAATACCAAACGTAGCGGAACTGACACGCCCCGGTTGATATCTAAAAAATCTTTTAGAAGTAAGAATTGTTGTATCATCAGCGGGAGATTCCACTAATGCACCACTTTCTTCGGGAAGATGCTTAACGCCATAGCCTTGAGGCCCAGCAATATCGGCGTATTCTGGTTTTTCGGTATTTGATACAAAAGAATAATTGCTTGGATTACTGCTCCATTCTTTCGGGTTAACATCATATGTATTAACGTCTGCAAAGATACCCAAAGCAACTTCCGCCCGAGGAATACCAAGAAGACTAAGCGCAACTTCACTTTGAATTTTATTTTGTTCTTCAACTGGAATAGCTTCCTGATCACTTGCAACAACAACCGGAAGACTTTTACTTGAGGGCTGGGGACCGGGAGTAATTGGTGTGGTTCGACCAACACTAACTACGCTAGAATTATTGTTTATATTATTTAAACTGCTCATTAGTTTATTTTCCCTTTAACAATTGTAAATGTATTCTTTAGTGCTAATTGACCAGTATCACCGGCTGTTGATATTTCAGTTTCAAAATCAACAATAACTCTATTAGTTATTGTATTTATACTCATTACTTTACCTTCAATATTTGTAAGGTCAGGTGTGGTGCTATGATTAAATATCCTAACTACATCACCAACTCCCACAATAGATAAACCAGCAAATCCAGTGATTATTCTGTCATCAATAACAGTAAGTTCATATAAGCCCGAACTATTATCATAAGATCCATTAGAAATATTTGCGATTACTGGGTACTCTGTTTGTAGTATTCGATACACAAGCCCTTGACTGTTTGGATTAGTATCTCTTAGTGTATTAATATTGGCTCTATCAAGTAAGTCATTAACATTCGAACTCGGTATTCTCCAAGAAACTTCACCTCTATCAAATTGCACACTATTATTTAAAACAATGTATTCGTTTTCTGTGTTTTCAATTGTAGTATAATCATTTCCTATAACTTCTGATCCATTAATTATCGTTAGTTCATTTATTGCAGTAGTAAGTTTTCCATTATTTGCGGAAAGATTAAATAACTCACCACCCTCTTGATAAACCACACTAGGGGATACATAATCCTCGCCGGGTACAAGTCGAATATTAACACTGTCAAATTCTGAATTTAGTTGATCAGAACTTTGTATGTATTCCCCATTAGGACCAATAATAACATTTGGAGATGAAATAGTATTAATGGCTCCAAACAAAAGCAGACCAGAACCACAATCACGAATTATGTTTGGAGTAATAACTGCATTTCTTAATCCAGTAAAATCTACACTTTCTGTAAAGCTTGCAAATGTATTGTTGCTTGTATGTATATTTTTAGCACCACGGCAATATACTGGGTATGTTGTTTCTCTTAGATCCAAGCCCCCACCTTCTATTTTCGAATTATGAATTTCTACTAATTCTACTAATCCGGCTCCATCATCATCATTAAACCACAAAGCACTACCTCTAACATCTTCTACTGCACAGTTATTTATTTTTATACCACGACCGTTTAGTTTAACAGTAGATAATTTGCTATTAGAATTTACATCGGGCATCCATTGGTTTATAGCATTACCCTGAATAGATAACATTCTTGCTTCAAAGTTCATATCACCTTCTTCTTGAGAAGGTTCGCCAGAAAGCATATGAAGATCATCACCACCACACCAAGGCAGTCTTTTAATTTTACTTAAAACACCATGTCCATACAATGTTGTTCCTACGGGTATGGATAAAGATTTTATCCATGTTTCGCCTCTGGGTATTTCAATATAACCTTTTTTATCAATTAGGTCTTGTAGTCTATCGGTGTGATCTGGATATACCCAAAAAGTATTTTTAAAATAAACACTATTTTTAAAATAAATAATATTGTTATTATAATCAACCCGATCAATATCAGCAGATGTCCAGCCACCACCAGAGCTTGATGGTGCTACCTGTGGTAACATTTTGATGTTGTTATTAATATAACCATTGATGTCTTTGTCGGCCCAAACAGCAACGCTCCATGTCCAGTAGTCAATAAAAGAGATATTGGATGTTTGAAATCCTAGTTCACTGGGACCAAGAACAGAAATTAGTTTATAATCTACTCCTAATCCTACGCGGCGATATACTAATATACCGGATGATGCGTCTGGTCTTGATAAGGTGAGTCCAATATTTTGTGTTAGAGAAAAATTTTGTAAATCAGATGAGCTTATACTAACAGTTGATGACGGTGATGATGGTGAATATTCACCAGTAGTGAAAGAAAAATATGATACTTTATAACTAAATTCCACATCAGAAGATTCAGAAAATCCTTTTGTAATTGCAGAAACAGAAAGGTTATTTGTATTTAGATTGCTTGGTTCTTTGTTGGTTGCACCCAATAACCATACCTTACCTACAGATTCAAACCCGCTAGTCGAAGGGACAGTTATAGATGTCTTCCAGCCCGCACCAGTACCTGATAATTCTAATCCTGCGCTGCCTATGGGGGATGTTGGAGCTATAGAAGATTGGTTAGCATTCTCGCTTACCCAAGTCCTTAATTCAACAACCTCAGTTATACGAACATTGTTAGTTTTTACGCGATAAAGTTCAGTTGTTATATTTGCAATTGGATTATTTTCATGATTATATTTAATAGACAAATCATCAGAATCAATACCAATAATTAGTATGCTGTCTGTAGGTAAAATTAGTTGCTTATCTGGAACTGTTTTTGTTATATATCCGACACGAATATAACCACCAGACACATTAACCTCAGTGTTGGTATACGTAACATTTTCATTTCTTATTGAAAAAGAGCCATCAACGTTGTTAAGATTAATAATATTATTAACTTTATCAACCCATTCTTGTATAGAATCTTTAATTTTTAGTAGCTTTATCATAAAATTTTGGCCTTATATAATTTCTTTGGATTGTAAAGTCTTTTTACTTTTAATTAAAAAGAGATGATGAAAAGAAAAGCCTCGATTTGATTAACACCGCGAGTAATTTTTTCTCTACTTGAATAATAAATTGGTGTGCCTGATAATAGTTTATAATCTGAACCACTTACTACCAAATCAGTTAGTGGTAGATTGTCTTCATTAATTATACTAAGCACTTGTTGCTCTTCACTAAGTGCGCTTCTTGATATAAATTCATCAACAGAAAAAACACCAATTACTTCTTCTAAGTAGATTTTTTTCTTTATACTATTGATTGATCTAACAATACCTGTTGCCCCAGAAGTTTTTCCTGTTAACGTATCACCAACTATGCAGAATTTTGTATCAGAAACGTAAATAGTTGTCGAGGTTTCAATAGATTTTGGTTCAACTAAAATACCCGCTTTTCGGTATTGTATTCCAATTGGAATTTTACCATTCTCATCATTATTAACTTCAACTCGAATTACTTTATATGTAGAACCAAGTTCACTTCTAGCATCATAACCATGACCATTGATTGGACTAAGGACAGGTTTAGCAGTTGCGCTTGCGCCATCTCCACCAGATATTTGTACAGATGCACTTGTATAATTCTCTCCAAAGTTTGTGACTATAATCTTAGAAACTTCGCCACTGAAATCATTTACTTGAGCAACAGCAGTTGCACCAGAACCATTACCAGAAATAGTAACCAGTGGTGGGTTTGATGATGTGTGTCCTACGCCACCGTTTTCAACAACAATATGTTCAATAGTTCCGTGTATTGCTGAATTTTGAACATACCATTGTTGTGACCGGTCATTATTGTAAATAGTGTAACAGGGAATCCAGTTTGGAGTCATATAATTAAAAGCATCTTCTGCCTTAATAGTATACATATACTTCCAAATATATCCATCTGGTGTGCTAAATGATACAATTGGTGAATTTCTTGGTTTTACTGTAGATTTCGATCTATTATTATTTGAAATGCATTTGTATACATTAAATTCATCTGTAACAACAAAGAACTTGTAATATTCATTTGTTTCTGGGTTTTTGTCATCAATTATATTTGCTTCATCGGTGTATTCGTCATAAACATTTTCGTTTTTCCAATCGTAACGAGGCAAAACAGAAGCTATATTAGAACCAAAAATTCTTTTTAGTCCAATGATATCATCCATTGCTGAAATTCGACCTTTTGTTGAATCGACAGAATCGGGAGGATTCTGTTCATCTTCCCAAGGCGACGAACCACCAAAATAAATGTACATAGGTATGTCTGATACATTATCTTTAAAGTAGTCTCCATTTTTGATTCTTAAATCATTTGTTATGATAGCACTCATTGTGGCTTGCCTCTGTGTACAAAAATATTTTGTTGTTTAATCATTCTTCTCTCTCCGATATATATCCCTGTTCAAAATAAGTAATACCCGACTCAACTTCATTTGAATAATTTTGAGGTATATACAAGAAATAATCTTGAAGATTGTGTTTGGTCATCCAACCATCGGAGTTAACTACAAAACTTTTACCATCAATAATAGTTTTAGATAATGTGTCGTCTTCAAGATTGTATGATGAATCGTATTCTGGATATCCCATACGTGTATTATAAACATAACCTGTAGTCATCGACTTTTCTTGAAAATTAGATAATATATACAGTCTCTTTGATAAGCCATGTTTAAATTTATCAAAGAATGAATAATTAGCACCAAGAGAATATTTAGATCTAGATTCTGTCTTAAAAGGAATTATTTGGATATATTCGCTTTCAACAAGCCCAATGATTATTTGAATTATTTGAATAATTTGCATATACCCAAATAATTCAAATCCAGCAGGGTGTATGATTTCTTTTATAATGCTTCCATAATCATCAATATCTTTTTGTGTTTTTACTGCATAAGAATATTCTTGATAATAATAGTTATCTTGAAGATACATATTAGAAGATAATTGACCTTTATTACCTTGATAATATCCAGCAATTGGTGATGAATACTGGCCACCATTTGCTACACCAACAAAACCAGAACCTGCTTCTTGTCCACTAACTTTAAGATAATAATCACTAGATATACCAATTGGCGAGTCTAGTATAGAAATATTTATAATAGATCTTATATCCTTTTGTGATACAGAATCAATAGACATATAACCCACATAAGGAGGAAACTCAATCTGTATTATATCTCCAACTAAAATTTGACTACTGGTAATATTTCTGTTGTCAAATCTAAAATCAGATAACACAGTGCCATTAATTAGAACGTTTAACTGAGATTCATTAAAAAATCCTGAAACCCGAGAGTCTACCAAACCATCTTTATCTGCCTCTACCGTGACTTTATAAGGACTCAATTCTTCTGAAAATTTAATTTCAAGACCTTCTTGATATCCAGAGCCACCTGATTCAATATTAAATGATCCTATAGTGGGTAATAGCCATTCTTTTTTTGTTTTGCCTTCGGGATTAATTTGATAACCATCTTTGAATGTACCTACTATATTGCTAATAGTTAACTCAATTAAATTATACTGGCCTGAGTATTTATTTTTAACTGATTCAACGTTGGCATAAGCATATTCAAATACATTAGGAAATAATTCTCTCTCTTGAACAATTCTAGATAGTTCGAAGTCTTGTATACTTCCCCCTGAATTAGTAATGAGCATTCTAAACTCATTATTAATCCAAACACCATCAGACGTTTTTAAAATATTTTCTTTTGGCAAATAAATTTCTGTATTTTGTTCTCCATATAGTAATTTAAACAAAAATTTATATGATTGATTAGAACCGCGAGAACTGTTAAATTTCTTTGACCATTTGATGAACAACTCTTTATCTAAAAGAATAGAGTCTGGTGTGTCAACTAAGTATTCATTTTTCATTGCACTAATAAAATCATCTATTGAATTATTAAAGTCAAGATGAGATAAGTGTTCCCTAATCGCATGATACGGATTGCCTTCTTGTGACATCCATTCATAATAAGCTTCTAAAAACGAAACAAAGTTAGGATACTTCTCAATTATATGAGAAGGTATCTGTGAAATTATATTATCTCTTATACTGGGCATAATTAAATGCCTCTTGTATTTGTTTGGATTAGTTCAATGTTGCTTTGATCAATTTTAACGACTTGATTTTGGTTCACATAAAAGTTATCTAATAGAGGCTGAACAAACACTCTAAGATTATCCCCTTCAATAATATTCAGTTCAAATTCAACTTTGCCGCTTTCGTAGTCAATGGTTCCGATATTAGAAGTTTGTGTTATTGATGAACTGTCCACATAAGACAAAACAATGTTTCCTTGCATGTCGTCACGAACTTTTTCGTTGGTTGAATTATTGGCTACAGAAAATCCATCAATAGCCAGAGAACCAGCATAGATTTTATTCATGAAATTAACTGAGTACACCGGATTTTCAAAGTTCAAAACATCAATGTCTTTATACACAACCTTTTCAATGTCTACGCTTGTAATGCCAGAGATCATTTTTATTCTTGAAATCAGTTCGGATGGATTCAAAAACAATCCAAAATCAAAAATTTCATTATTATAATTTTTAACTATTTCTTTAATGACCACAACAAGACTTGAAAAGTTTAAATTAGTGCTTCTGCTATCATAAGAAAACATAATGTGTAAGTTGGCATTAAAAATAACAGCATCAACGATTGTAGGTGTAATAGATCCAACATTTTTTGAAGAAAGATATGACACCATCTGTTGTTTTATAGATGATGAAATTTTTGCTCTATCACTCAAGATAGAAATGAACACATTTCCATAAGCTGGTGGAATGTTTTTTTCTCCACCCCACGCAATAGCAGACCTAATAAAAGGAAATCTGCTTTTCAAGATAGGAATATAATCATTTTCTGTTAGCGCCCTGTCTTGTGCCTGATAGATTTTTGGAGCCTGAAAACGAATAGATTCAATAGACTCTCTATCTGACCCACCATAAGCAGCGGTTGTTACTGTAGTTATAATATTGCTGTATCCAGATATTGTTGATGCTGGAACCAAGTTAGTCAGTCCATTTGCGCTGTCTTTCTCGGTTGCAATATATGTGATGGTAACAATATCCCCATCAGAAGGCTCAAGACCTAGAATGTTCTTACCAAACTCAACAACAGATTGTGTATACTGATTTTCTCCTAAAAAATAAAGCAGTGAGGTGTTACTGAATTGATCAATGCTTGTAGCCTTTGTGTAAGGCGTAGAATTTACATTGATCAACATTGTTGATGTGTCAGCATTTGTATTAGAAATATTAATAGACTGACCAGAATACGTGTATCTTTCTGTGATACGCTGTCCCTGATACAAGTCTACATCAAATGCTTTATAAGACTGAGATACGTTTGAATAAGAAAGAACAAAAGAATCTTTATTGACAAATGTGAATGAAGTGTTTTCGCTTGATGCAATAAATTGTGTACCCGCATCCATTACAATAGAACTAGAAATGTTAGTTTTTTGTACGGGAATAACTTCAATATCACAAATAATTCGTGAAGCCGTAGTTGATTTTGGAACATACGACAACTTTTGTGAATGTGATACCACGTTTCTTCGAATTTGTGCCGTGTCTAGAAAAGACTCATTGGCAACCATATTAGCTTGATACGAAGTAAAGCTTGTGTTATAAACCAAAAGATCAACAATGGTGTTGATAGCTGAACCTTCATAATCAATGTCTGAGAACTCAGGTTTTTCTTGAACAAAACTAATAAGACTCTGCTTTAAGTCTTCGGTGTCCAAAGATGTGACATTAAGTTGGTTAGCCATGATATACCTTTTTTAAAAATTAATGCTTAATTGTTGTTCTTCTAATGTATTTATAACAGAATAGTAAATGTTTATGGTGATTGCGTTAGGGTCATCAGGAGTGAAAACTTCAACCTCAATAATTTCTACTTGTGGTTCAAAGTTTTCAATAGCGCGAATAACGTTTTGTCGAATACCCTGAAAAAATACATCACCTACATTATTTTCAAACAAAGAAGATTTTACGTTCGTTCCATACTCTACAAAATACCCACGTTCGTAAAAATTAGTGAGTACGATGTTTCGGATTGACTGATTAATTGCAGCCACACCAGACTTGGTAGCCAGATCACCCGTTAGTGGGTGAGTAGTAAACGAGAGGTCTATGTCTTTTCGTGAGCTTTTAAAAATCATTATTATTATCCTGCAAAAACATTTTGTGAGCCTTCTGCCACCACCGAACCACATCCAATAGAATCACCGACTCTACCCATGGGTTTACCGTTAACAAAAACCGACGAAGAACCACTTGACAATGACGAAACATGACAACCCCTTTGTGGCGAACAATGTCCACTATACCCATCACCAAACCGCTGAATACCGATACCATTTGCAAACACATCAGAACTAGCCTCTGCGTTTGGTCTAGGTGGAAAAGATTGGTGGCCTGAGCATAAACCACCGAATTGTGCTACAGGTAATGTCATACTATCTCGCTTGCCAGTTTCTTAATTGTTTTGTTTGCTGCATCCCATGTGATTCGGGCTTTCAGTGTAAATGTTCGCTCAATCAAAAGATCATCTTCTGCGTCATTGGCAAAGACCTTCCACATATAGTATTTATACTCTTCACTGCTAGGTATTAGCTTATGAACTTTGGCACCGCTTGGTATATCAGAAATGTTCTGCACCGTCCTTGAATTACCATCAACAGAATATGCCATGTCAGTAAAGTAAGCCTGAGCATCTACAATCCCTGACATAATAACTTCTACTCCATCATCAGCTACAGCTACTGTTTCTGGAAGCTCTTCAAGTCTTTGTGGTTCGTTTATGATTGGTTCATAGGTAACATCTAACTTGGTTCGAGTTTCTAACTCTGTAATAGTATCAAATTCAATACGTTCTACAAAGATTGTGAATGAAATAGAATCACCAGAATCAATGGTTGCTATTTGTGCTATGTGTGACCACTCATATTCAAACATAATAAATTTTCAATCCCTGTTGATAATTGCCATTGATCATTGTTAAAACTTTTCCTCTTTGTGTTTTGGAAGTTCCATTATATGCAATATGCAACCAAATTCCATTTCCGTGTTCAAGAATCACAGAATCTGGACTCAAGTTCTCAGTAATCCATCCAGCAACTTCTAGGTATTTTTCATAACTCCATGAAGGTTCCTGAATATCTACGGCTTGACCAAGTTCGTGTTGTGATCTTCCTGAACCAATTCTAAATCCACTGTTGATTCTGAATTTGCCAAATTTATCATATAGAGGTTGTAATATGTTCACAGCCAATGCTTCCAAATTACACACAATGACTTGCTTAGTGAGTCCGGCTTGATCCCGTATGGTATGGGCAAACAATGCATCACTTGATAACTGTCCAATAGTAAACTGAGTATCTGCTAATTTTTGTGACGCTGTAATCTTGCCACCAATATCTGTAGAGCATAACAAAAGCTCAACTGTTTTTTGTTGTCCCTGTGCTACGCCTTCTTTTTTAACTGACCCATCAAACGAAGAAGGTGCTGTGTCTTCTGGGAAATTTGCTGGTGTTGAACCAATTTCTGCTGGTTCGTCTAATGCCGCAAACCTACCCGCTTTCTTTATAACAGCACCTGCTGATTCTAAGCTGTACTCGGATGGAAGAATAATAGGAATAGAACCATTTCCGCTTGCCACACCACTGTTAAAGTCTATTGTGGAAGCATCCAACCCTATTCCACCACCTGCAAGACTTGTAAGGGATTTACCAATGTTTTGTTTCAAGTCACCAAGAACTACTTCTGTTTTGTTTCCATCAACCTGAATATTATGATCACCCGCAATGTGTTGATTAAGATTTCCGCTTACGCTCATGTTGATATCACCATCTACATAGAGAAAATTATCCCCTGCTGTGATGCTGTAGTTATCTTTTACGATCCTGACCACTTGTGAGCCATCTGGATGCAGTTCATAGAAAGACCCTGACCGATGGTATACATGCAACCGTTCTGCCCCCTCAGTATCGTCACACTCAGTCACATGACCACTGTTGGACTCTGTTACCTTGTTATTAGGATAAGTTGTGTTGTAAGGTGTTTGTGGTTCTGTCCATGACCCACCACCTACAATTTCAACAG